CTAAACCACCTTGGATGCCTCCGACAAGGAACCCCTCGCCAATAGAAGCGAACTCAGCGTTGTATTCTTCTAACACTTGAGCGTCTGAAAGAGTTGTGCCTTCCCAAAACTTAGGACGGGAAAGACTTCCCGCATAATACCCACCACCATTAGTTAGGCCACCGAGAGCTAATGTAGAAGGCGCTGCGGGCGGGCCTGTGTATGTTCCATTCTCAGACTGATTAGCGTAAGAAGAAGCCTCAACCCCGCCAATGTAAATCTTCGCCACAGTATCGGTCACTGTGCCAGTAATTAAACGCCACGTATCATCATCCCAATCGAGCATTCCAGCAACTATTTCAGCGTTCATCCAGATAACGTCTGTGGGCCCCCTCCACTGTATCTGTAAACCGCCAGAACCAGCGCCAAGGTGTGTGAGCGTGAAGGCTCGTTTATTTGAAACCCCAGTATCTAACTGGCACATGATATTCGTATTAACCGTTTCAGTATTAGGTGTTTTAATCCAGACTGAAAAACTATTACTTGCCCCGCCAGCAGAGGTGAACGGTGTCACAGCGGTAGTTTTATAGTCGTTTACACCGTCAAAAGTAGCGCCCGCATCTGGATTATGTTGATCATCTATATCCACTGGAGCAGATTGATCTGTAAACGTAGCGGTGTTTATGTCTAAGTATTCACTAGTTGGCGTTGGAACCGTCATCTAGATGTCCTCTGGTATCGCACACCACCTGTCAGCGGCACCTTCTGAGGTTTCCTGTGTTCTAACGATCTCTTTCGCCACTTCATGGCTAAGGCAGCAACTAGTAACATTGTGAGCTGTCATTATGGCGGTAAGCCATTGGGGGTAATCTTCGGGCCGATAGTCACACCACATGTGCATGTCTTGATCGCCCTTGTCACCAATGACCCAGTTACCATCTTGTGAGTAGTTCTTCCCAGTAAACCCTTTAGTCAGCCTCTCAGCGAACTGGTCCTTATGGGTGATACAGTACATGTAGTTATTATGAATCATTGTTACCCCTTAATAAAACTGGCTATGAAGCCAAATATGGCTGCGATAGCACTATATATCATACCAAGTTTTCTACGTGATTTGGTCTCATCCTTGCATTTTTGTTCATCAAGTACCGCTATGGTATCTAATCGCACATTAGCCCTGTCAGCTTCGACCTTAGCTGTGTCGAATTTCTCCACACTAGCTTGTAACATAGACTTAATCTCACCTACCGTGGTCATTGTATGTGTAATATTTGATTTCATTTCCCCGAATTCTACTGGGTCTATTTCGCTCATCGTACTGTCCCTTGTTTAAATCTTTCGAGGATCTGGGCTTCATCCCCTATTTTACGTTTAACATTACCCATAATACGATTTACGTCCATTCCTGCTGATCTAGCAATGGTGATGATGGTGCGTATTTCTTTAGCTTTCTTGTCACGGAGACCCGTAGACCTTAATAGGTTGTTTACCTTACCGTCCTGTAAGCTGTCAATGAGAGCCTTCTCCACAGTGAATGCCGACATAGAGGACTTGGGAAAGGCTAACAACACGCTCTTTCCGTTGATAGAAAATGGTACGAACTTAGCCAAGGTGTTTCCGATCCTTGCTGGGATCTGCTCCACGAAAGCCTGTGGCTTCTTATGGAAGTCATTGGCGAAAGCTGTGGGGAACTGAGAGCCAGGTGAGCGCCCAGAGAGCTGCTCTACGACCTCTTTAGCGAATGGTGCTGTCTTACCACCACCAATAGATAAAGGGTCTGTGAGCCATCTGAAGGGCTCTCTCATCTGCTTGCCTAGCTTCATGAATTCCATCTGCCCCTTGTCATCAGTAGTGCCGAGGGCTACCTCAAGCTGCTTACCTGGTGGGTTCTCCCACATATAGTGTCCTGAGAGTGATTTGTTCAGGAGGTTCATGGCTCCATACATAGTAGGGATAGCTGTTCTCCAGTAGGAACCAACCATAGATTCTGTTGGATTACGGCCTTTTCCTACGACACCCCTAGCCAAACCCTTCAGTCCAGTAGTTCCCACACCAGCGATACGAGCGTTAGAGATTGTCCAGTCTGGGGCCAATAGAGCCCAGTGGAGCATCTGTTTGAATTTGGGGTGAACACCCAGCTGTTCCCAAGCCTGTCCACCAAATGCGTCGTTACTTAAAGCAGCAGCCTTACGCTCCAGTTCCTTAATTGGGAGGAAGTTGAAGGCTGGGTTGCTTTGTAGCTTAGCCAACTGGTGCTCCCAGTTCACTATCTTCAGAGGCTCATGAAAGTTGTTCCAGAGAGAGTCGTTTACAATGTCAGAGAACTTCTTACCGAAACGGGGTATAGCACCCAAACCAGGAAGCACCCCATCCAGCTTAGTAGAAGCGGCTTCAAAGAATTCATCGAGCACACCCCGCTGGGCATCAGAAGCTGCACCTGTTTGTAGACCAGCGGCCTGTACTCTTTGGATAAGCTCATCAGTAGCTGGCTTGGATACTCCAGCTTTCTTCAATATTTGGCTTAAAATGGGTATACCGAATCCACGCTTAGCAGTTTCCTTCAAGCCCTTACCCACGCCCATAGTGGCTACAGCCGTTTCAGTCAAGGCTCCAGCATGGAACAATGAGAATGAGAGGCTCGCAATCTTAGACACAGCGTTGAATCTGTCCACAGCTACGGCTGCTTCGTGGGTGCTCTTGCTTTCGTACAATATTTTCAGAGAGTTGGCTACCTGCTTGGGCACGAACACAGCTGAGTTCTTGTGGGGCCTACCAACTGACGCTGCTTTGAGAGCATCGCCACGCAACACCCCCACCTTCTCCAGAAACTTGAGTGCTTTCTCACCCCCTTTAGCGATGTTCACAAAATTAGCGTCAACATCCACCCCCTTCTTAGCGAGTTTCTCTAGTCCAATAGTGGTCTCGAAGAACTTAGATTCGTGACCATCAATCCATACTTTATTGGATTTGCTCTTAAGCTTACTTATAATCTTACGGTTCTCAACAACTTCACTAATCTCACGTTGGTACGCTCTAACCAAGTCGAATGTGCTCTCATGCTTGGGAGTGTACATGTTATTCATACCCTCGACATAACTCTGGAACTTCCGTTTCTGCATCATAGAGCCACTCTTCTTAAGGAGGGTGGCTTCTCTTGCGGCAGTAGTCTTGTCCATGTTCCACATCTGATTAATGTATCTCTCTAATCTGGGGATGTCGTCAACCATACCAGTGTCAATAGCTGATACACGAAGCTGCTCTAGATGCTCCCCGATGTGAGCCTTGGTGGTGTCCATGACATCCTTCCAACCCTTGTTTTTAAGAAGCTTCTCCAGCTCCCTGTGAGGGAGGATCTTGATGCCGTCTTTGATGCGCTCACCAGTCTGACCAACTTTGTCGATGGTTGACAGGGTCTTAGCTAAAGACTCTTCAATGGGGATACCCAGTCTCTCAAGCTCAGATACAGGAATACCCTTCTCCTGAATGTAGAACTTCATGATGTCATCCATACCACCTTCAATAGCTCCAGGTGCTAGGTGGTCAATCTCTTTTGCCCAACCCTCAATCAACTCGTCAGTGTGCTTATTGGCCCTAAGCAATGATTCACCCTTGTCCAGTAGGCTAGTACCGAGCAATGCAGCAGCTGTACCGCCACCTACTTTACGGAGCTTGAGGGGTTTGAATTTGTCCATGACGCCATAGAGAGCCCTACCATGTATGAGGACTTTGCCATCATCTGGGGTGAAGGGCGCTTTGATTCTAAGGAAGCTACGCTGACCAGCCTCAAGCTGAGACACACGCCTAGACTTTAGGAAGCCATCATCAAGGATACTAGCAATGGCTTTATCCTTAACTCCCACATCCATATTCTTAAACTGAGATTGCTTACCGAGTTTGGTTTCTAATTTACCAAGGTCTTTCAGTGAACCGATGTCATCAAGGGTCACATCCAATGCTTTCTTAACATCGGCAGGTAGCTCTGATTTCAGAATCTGTCTCATGGTCTTTACGTAGGTAGCTGTGTCACCAGACTGTGCGGCTTTAGCAGCAATACCCAGTAACTCTTTGGGAGCGTGTAGAGCCTTAACAGAGGTGACTGCGGCTTTCTGAGCGGCAGCTATGTTCTGTGCTGATTTCAGTAGCCTACCCTTGGTCCCAGCTCCCTTGCTAGTCAAGCGGAGGATACCCTTGGCTGAGTTTAGCCTAGAAGCAGCTGAAGCAGCTTTTGCCCCCACTGTAAGGCCACCTGAAAATATTGCGGGTAGCCATGCAAAAGGATCAGCAACAATATTAGTAACAGTCCTCGCCACATCATTCTCAACTCCTAAAATATTACCCACGTTCAGTGTGGGGATGAAACCGAAGACCATCTCGAATGCGGGTTTGTCATCTACGGGTGCTGCTTGACCACCACCGAATGAGAATCCAGGTAGAGCGGCACCAACTTGTGACGGTGTGTTAGTAGCTGTGAACGGAGCGGTAGGTTGCGCAGGAGCTCCTTGATTGAAGGTAAATCCAGGTAGACTAGCCAATTACTCCCCCGAACTCTTCGGCAACCTCTGACTCAATTCGAGACTTTACCCTAGTTTTTTGTGCGGCAGCTTCAGACGCATTAGATTGCCTTGTCGTAACACCACCGAGAGACCCACCTGTGACCTCTTTGCTGAAATCCTCTTTACCCATCCTAAACTTAACTTCCCTACTTATGATAGATTTCCTAAAACCGTTCAGGCGCTTAAGGTAGCCCTCCTTAGTCTCTCCCTTTCTGATCCTAAGCAAATCACCCACGGCAGAGGGGAACCCAGCTTTCTCTAACACTCCCTTAATGGAAGCAGCAGATATATTCTCGCTATCCCTAGAGCTCTCAAATTCCTCATCGGTCATGTTCTGAATATCAATTATCTGATTTTTTAAGTAGTTCCCTTGTTTCAATGACTGGGTAAGTTTCTTAGGGTCAATACCACCAGCTCCATCACCTATGTCAGAAACATCGACATTAGCCCCTCTTTGGTTATCACGTACGCCACCGATACGAGCCACCTCATGTAGATCCTGTCTGTTTGGCTTAGCACTAAACATCTCTTTCTCATGTGCGAACCTAGAGGTATCCCTAGCAATGGTAGCGTCCCTTGAATCTTGAGCTTGTTGCTCAGCGAATAGGCGTTGGTTTTGAGTCTCCTGTTCCCGAAAAGCTCGTTGACCCTCTACCACATTCTGTTGCTGCTGCTGTTGTTGGCCTTCTTTAACTCGTTGCGTTTGACCGTTAAGAGATCCGATAAGGAACTGTAAGGCTGCGATTTCTTCTGATTTTCCCATGATTAATTCCTTATCTAGTCATTACGTTTGAATTTATACTTGACCCACCGCCACCACTGAAAGGAGATTCCTGTGGAGCTGTCATCATAACGGAAGATTCCATTGGTTGCCCAAGCTGTTGTTGCTGTTGGGGCTGTTGAGCGTTCATCTGCCCGTATAGGTTCATACCTGCTACACCCGCTTGAGCCAGTGCTGCGTTCCTCTGGTCCCTAGCTGATGGTCCCATTTGAAACTGCTGGAACTGGGGGATACCTGTGCCAGTAACCAATCCAGCTGTCTGGAGAGCGAATTGTTTGTTACGGTCCACCATGTTCTGCAACTGTTGCTCCCTAGCTACAGCAATCTGTTGACGACCCAATGATCCCTCTATAGATAGCTTCCTGATCTGGTCAGCTGTACGCCCACCTTTCAAGAACCCTGTTCCAGCTTGCGCTTGGAGGGTTTGAGCCACGGAATCCTTGGTAGCTTTCTGAATCTGCTGGTCAGCTATCTTAGTGGCCTTATTTAATGTGTTACGTTCAGCTGGTGATACGGGGTCGTTGTTGAGTAGTTTCTGAAGTAACGACTCTAGTTGACCAGATACTCGGTTACGTCGCTCCGCTGCTTTTAGCTGAAGCTCAGTGCCGCGAAGTCCTAGCTCTGCTTGCTGACGTTCTTGGCGTCCTGGTCCATCGTTACCGAGGATACCACCGAGATCACCGCCACCAGAGCTTTCACCAAACGCTTCGGCCATACCACTAGTGATACTACCGAACTGACCACCACTCACTCCACTACCAAATAATGAACCCATACCTGCCATAATAAACCCCTATTCTAAATAAAACTTGATCGTTGCCGTTGCCGACGACGAAATCAGTGAGATGTTGTTGATCGTAGATGCCGACTTGTGTACCGTTATCGCTTCATCCTGATCTAATATAGTCCAGCTCACTGGATCTCTGCCTAATTGGTGAGTAATCGCTTCCGCAGATGTACTCGTAAATGTGTGTGTGATGATCTCACCCTCAAGGTTCGATACCTTCACATTGTTTGTGAGACCTTCTAAGAACTCTCTGAGGATAGAAAAATCCTCCTGATAGTCCTCTCCACCTAAGTCTCTAATATCAGCCATGTTGGGCCTGTAAATATTTTAGCATAATTTCCAATGCTTTGGGCTCTGATCCATCGAGGGCCATAAACTCATCTAAATGCTTAGGCTTCATGGCGTCCTTTTTGGCGTCATCAACTGCTTTGATCTTACTGGCTGACTTCTTAACCAAAGACCACTTGCCTCCCGACTCAACTGCACAATAGTGCCCAGTCACGTACCCCTTGGGGAAGCCTTCATCAAGGAGCTTAACTGCTGTCTCACCATCTGACTTAGCAGACCTCTTACCAAACCCCAGACTAGTAACATCCTGATCGTCCCCAGTAATTATTGCATATAGGTTGCTCATTTAATCCTCCAACTTGTCTTGATAACCACCAGCGTAAATAATGTCAATGTCACTGCCAGTATCCCTACCCATAAACGCCTGAGAGGAATCCAGTGGAATCCAGTGGGCGGTGACTAAAAGCTTACCAGAGGTAGTTCCACTAGAGTTGTTGTTCTGTAGCCTACCGAGGTTAACACCGCCAGAAGAGCCAGTCACACCCACTCTAGCCACGTAGAAGTCTTGATCTACTGCGTGACCACCATTGAAATAAATACCCAAGCTGATATGGCTTGCAGTAGTGGGAGCAGCGTCTGTACATGGAATGGAAGTGAAACTAGCGTTATCAAACGCAGTCTCCAAAGTAATCTCATCGTCAAAACCAAAGCGACCACCGTCTTGTTTACCAAGTAGGAAGTCACTTCCTGAACTGTTGTAGACCCAACCCACCCTACGATAGATGTCATACCCACTGGGTAAAACAATGGACGCGGGGTAATCTGAAGCAGCTACAAGAACAGCACTTTCAGCCACAACTCCTGTAGAGTCTGCAATAACCACAATGGCGTACCATGTGCTACTACCTTCACTTCCTTGGTCCAACCCTAAAGCACCTACACTACCTGCAATGTTTAAGGTGATGGCTGCTGAAGTGGATATATTGAATTTGTCAGTGGTGTCTCTGCACGACAAGCCTGTTGCAATAGTAGCTAAGGTTGTCGAAGTAACCTCAATACCTATGCCTGTGAAGTAGTTCGTTGTTCCTGCGTTATCTGGGAATGTCCTGTCGGCTTCATCTGAAGGCGTACCAGTGATGGCTGCACCTGAAGCGATGACCTTTAACAATCTGATATGGTCAGCAGCTACAGTACTTGATTGGGTCACATCCATCACACCATCTGCACCAAGGTCCAGATAGTTTGTTGTGTTGTCTAAAACAGTGTAGGTCTTATTACTTGCTTCGTTAATCCTGATAAGCTTGTCGGGTGTGGTGCTGGTCTGAAGAACGTAAGCTGTTCCTGACCTTATGGTTACGTTAAGACCAGTCTTAGATAAGTACCCAAATCCGGTCAAGGTTGTTACGGCACCATCTTTGAAAAGCTCAGCGAAGAACACAGCAGAGTTAGCGTCATCAGATAATTTAACCTGTGTCACTGATCCATCTGCAATAGTTACGGAGCTACCACCGTTCAATGCTGAGTATACGCTGTCGAACTCAGCGTTCCAGTCTGCGAAGTCTAAATTGTCTGACGCTGTATACGTCTTAAGTTTGCTTGCCATTAGTTGTTATCCTCCGTAAACTGCAAAACCACCCTCTTAATAGAGAACGGTTCAAAATTCCCTGGACTAGCCAGTAGTCCAGTGTATGTGCTTGTTGGCACAGGGTCTTCTAGAGCATCTGCTGCCAGCTTCTTGGTCCTGACCTCAGTAGCTTGGGTGACTTCCCACCACATCTCAGTACCTTTGGTCTGGTTACTCTGTGCGTCATACTTCAGAAGAATCGTGTTTTCCTGCACAAAACCGTCCATTAATGGCTGGGTGTCGTCCATAATCAGGTTCGACCCATTCATAGTATTGTTGTTCATGCTGCTTCTAATCTGAAATATCAACAAGCTACCTTGAGTATTATACTTGGTAAACACCTTCAACCCCAAGTAGTGATCGCCTCTGGGCTCAAAATAAACTCTATGCCCGTTCCAGTTCTTATTGAGGAAGTCTCTGGCAGATCCCTGACCCACGTTTCTACGGCTCAGAACCCTACCCACAAAGGCAGTGTCAGCCTTGTCCAGCACAGTGATGTTTGAATAGTCGTTATAAAGGATACCATCGTCGATCTCACCAATGTAGAGGTCATTCTTGGTATCTGATGATACATACAGTAATTCGTTCTGGTCCCCAGCACCGTCGAAAACAGAGTACATACTCACATTTCTACTGGTTCTCTGGGTCCAACCACCCTGACCGTTACCAGCCAGCATGTCATACACCCACTCAAAGTTGTTGATGTCAGTGTCTGCTTCACCATTTTGCACACAGGCCAAGCGATACTTGTAATTATGGATCACTCCTACAGAATCAGCAGCCTTGGAGAACATGGTAGTTGAGAACTCAGCCCTCTCATAAGGACTAAAAGCTGGGTGGACTGGGTAAGAAATGAGGGATGTACGTGTGCCATTAAAACGATAGACCCCATCGACACCCCTCCAGAAAGCTACGATACCGTTTGTGGCAACGCTATGGGGAGCAATACATCCCCTAGCACCAAGTATGCGTCTCAAAGTGAAGTTAGCGTTGGTGGTGCCTGTAAGCTCCCATACTGAGCTTTCCTTAATAATGTAGAGGTTGGTTCCTAGCTTGATTAAGTCCACGCCCTTGTCACCATTCCATGCGTCAAGGTCCACAACTGGGGATAAAGCATCCCAGCTAAGGACGTTACCAGCATCGTTGCGGTAGAGGGAGTTCCCCTTTAATAAGAATACACTCTGGAGATGAACCTCAATAGCGTCAGCTACGGGGGAGATGGTTGCACCAGAGCCTAAGCCCTGCACATTTGCCCCATTGTAAACTATGTTAGGGTCAATCCCGTTGACAATTATCAACTCATCGTTGAACACCCTATGCTTAATCTTGGCCTCATCGTTCATACCACCCTTCAAATTGGTGTAGCCATTTGCATAGTCAAACTTGTACATCTGACCGTGAGCAAATACGATGATCTCATTTGCTCCAGATTCCCTGTAGTATCTGACTACGCCTGTGGGAGACTTACGAGCAGCTGTGGGGCCGAATCCGTCATGGTAAACCACATCGTCGATAATCCACTCACTACCATAAACCTGGAACTCTAGGAAGTTATTGGCTGTACCCTCAAAGCTTGTATCGAATAACGATACAGCGGTCTGGGGTGCGTTGGTTACATCAACCAAATACCCTAACCATCCTGTGGCTTGCTTCTCAATACGGATACGATACGTGGTAGCTACTGCCCAGTTGACTGTGGTATCAGTTTCACTAGTAGTTTCCCTGCGAATGATGTCACCAGACTCGTCAAACTCAATCTGCAATCCTGTATCGGTGTCTAGAGCAGTTTCAGACGCGGCTAACCCCACCCTAAATCGAGATGTAGATGCGAGTACTGCTGGAGTTTTGACTGTAAATTCGATGTACCCCAATGTGGTCTTGGGTGACAGTGTCTTAGAAACCAATCCTACAGTATCCCACGCATGACTGGATGTGACACCAGTGATGCTTAGCTGATCGTCACTATTGGTAGTGATGATACCATCGCCACCTTCTTCTCCGAACCACAGAGCAGATGATACGCCTGTGGTGAATCTGTCGTAGTATCTTGCACCGATCTCCACCTTGCCATAAGGCTTCTGCCCCTTGGACTTCTCAGCGTCACCAGTGCGGATGTCTACATTTTGTAGTAGTCGGCAAGCGTTGTTGGGAAGCTTGGAACTCTCTGTGACCCAGTTCATACCACCTGAGAACTCAGCAATGCCATCTAAAGCTTTGACTGCGTCCCGATCAATGTCCTTGTTAGCCATTAGAGTCTATCCCAAGTAACGCCTAAATCGGCCCTCCCAAGCTCTCCAATGGTTGATCTGTTGCCAAACTGGTCCTGATCCTTAATGATCTTCTTAGCAATGTTACCCCTACGCTTACGCTTATGGGATTCAAAGTCACGGATGCCAGAGATGTAATCCCTCTGAGCTTCACGACCCCTATCCTTATGCTCCTCATCCTGTGGAAGCATCTTCCATGCAGCCCAAGCAGCAGCTAGGTTTGTAAAGATAGGGTTAAGAATTGACACATCGTTATCTTCAGATAACAAATTAGGCATGACCACAGCATAGAGCTGTACGGACTTAGTCTCAGTGATCTTGGGGTGTACCTGCAATACGTTCTTAGACTGATCCCAGTAGAAGAATCTACTTAGAGCAGCAGCAGTCGTATATTGCCCTGTAGCCCCCACAGGAGAACCTGGGGGTGGTTGCATAAACCCACCGATGTCGTCCATGAATTCATCGAAGGTCTTCTCCTTGTACTCAAGGCCATCAATGAACAACTTGACAGGCTCGATAAGCTGAGCAGGAATAACTAGTTCCTGAATCTCATTAGTAGATGCTACGCCCTTAGCCTCAAAGTTCAGAGTCTTAGTGGTAGTGCGTGTAGCAGCTGCTACGGCTATGCAACCCTTGTTTAAAAACCTTTTCTTTTCCGCAATAGACCATTCACCATTTATAAGGTGACCCTCTTTGAGCCAAATGGCGAGGTCTTTTTGCATCTCTAGAAAGGTGTCTACGTGGTAATTATTATTTACGTGGTCTAAAGGCACGTTTACCCTCCCCTATCTAGTGGTTTTTATTTAGCTGCGTTCCTGACGTACATCCAAGTAGTCCATAGTCATTGAATCAGCAGCGGCTGCACCGTTTTGAATGGCAAAGCTAATAGCAAGCTGTTCGTTGTCTGGAAGATTGGTTGTGATCGTTCCGATTTTGGCCCAAAGGTCAGTGTTTGAACCGCGAGAGAAAGCAGTGACAGTAGAAACACCGTCATAACTAAAGCCAACTTCGTGATAAGTATCATCAGCAGCAGTCAAAACAGCGAGAATAGTCTCAGTACTGTCTTTCTCACAAACTAAAGTCAAACCAGCGGCAGCTTCCACAATGCGGAAGTAGATCCCATCAGTTGTTCCGTCAATCATGGCTGTGTCAGTGATGACCAGTCCAACCATTGCATCAACATCATCAGCATCGTTCACCTTAAAGCGGGTAGAGAAGCTAGTTCTCTGTCCTGAAGTGAGGGTCCATCCCTCATGTACCACACCAGAAGCAGCAGCTTTTTGAAACTCGTTGCTGTCAGCATCGTTGGTGTCGTTGAGAAGTACCAAGGCTCCACCTTGATCTTGAGGATCTAGAATTTCTGTAGCAGAACCACCACCAGCTTCGGTAGTAGTAATGACCCACTCAGCTGCGGCATACTCATGGAAGTCGTTGAAATAACGAACAACGCGAGAGTTCTCGCCTACTGGCATACCAGCGTGGGGGTCTTTAGCGTCAACATTTGTTTTGATAATAGGATTGAAGTGAGTACCCATAGTTTTTTCCTTGTCGAAATTAATCGTCGCAATTAAGCGTCTAGGTTAAAAATGTAGGGTGGAGCTTAATTGCCCCACCCTATTTTGGTTATGCTTATGCGCCTGGTGTGCCGTAAACGCCACGCCAGTCTGAGTGACCGACTGAAAATGCAGAAGTAATCTTGAACTTAGCGTCATCAGTTTCCCAATCCACAGTACCATCAAACTTAGGAGCTTGACGCCAGTAGAATTTCAGGAAGTGAATGTCACCAATCAAGAACCACGCATCGGGGTCTGTCAAATAGTGATAAATCATCCAACCCAAATCGGCTTCAGCCAAAGGGTTGAAATCGTTGTCGGCACTACCTGGTTTTTGCTTCGACTTCAAGAGCTCCTGAGCTGTATAGCGGAGACCGCTGGGTACAACAAGAGTTTGAGCGTTCTGCAAAAGAGGCAGTCCACGGTCATCATTAGTGTCTTCAAATGCAACCAAAGCATCTTTAAGCGAAGTAGCTGACAAGTCAGCAGCTGTTGCTAGGATGTTTGATTGGTCTGCTCCACCTCCGATTGGCGAGTGATCGCTTGCAAACAAAGAACTGCCGTCACCACCAGTAGCGGTTGAGAAGCCATTGTTGAACAAGTTAGAGGAAACGGTCTCAACGGTGTTGTGCATGGAAGTACCCAAACTTCTAGGTAGTTTCAGGGTCTTACCACTAAGGTCGTCGCGCTGTAACTTCTTAGTCACGCGATATGCTTTACCATAATCAACGTGGTTATAAGTCACATCATAACCTTGAAGGGCGTCTTCGAAATTGACGGCTGTGCCTTCAGGCATTTCAGGAGCGGCTGAGAAACCAACGAGTTGTGAATCGGTCTCAAAGTTACGCATTGACTTAAACTCGTTAAAGATACGGTTGTACTCTTTAGGTCTGCGATTGTACTCTTCAAACAGTATTTCGCTTGAAGCTGGTGTTGTCATATCGACAAAATCTGCTGTACTATTAGCCATATTAGTCTACCCTTCCTTAGATTACTGCAAGTACTGGATAGTACTGGCTTCGAATTATTACGAATCTCACACGGTCATTAGTTCCGATTGTGAGCTTTGGGTCTTCATCTGAGCGAAGACCTACGATGCAAATAACATCTTCCACAGAAGCGTTTTCATTCACTTCCATGGCGCCAGTAGCACCTTCAATGTCGGCTTGTGCGCCAACAGATGTTGCGACAGAATCTCCTGAACACTGGCCTTCAAAGACCTGTCCAGCTGTTCCGACATACACACCAACTTTGTCAGCGCGAGTTACTGAGCCACCAGTTACGATGGCGGTAGCTGCTACACCGAGTAGAGCTGGGCTAGTGGCTACTGCGATTTCTACTAAACCACTTGCTAAAATAAGCATGTCTCCCTTGGCAATAGTCATACTTGCTGCCACTGGATACCATACAACTGCTGATTGACCTGAGTCACTTCTAATTGGCGTGAAGCCGTTAGGTGCATCTGGATTTGCCATAGGTTTTCCCCTTAATAAAAATTACTATTCAAATATTGTATCTGTTTCACTACCTGCTGGCAATGTTTCTTTAGAAATAGTTGTAGAATCTTGTAGGTCGGCACTATCAGCTAATGTACCTTCAATATTTCTACGTGCTCTATCTGTTCCTATTTTTCTAATCGCGTCCCGATTCTCCATGGATGTTTGCATGAGGATAAGGTCGTGTGTTCCTAGTGTAGTACCACCGTCATGACGAGGACCAACTAGTTTTGGGTTGTCAGAAACTTCAAACCCCTGCATTTTTCTACGACCAATGTCACCTTCGTTACGTTTCACATAACGGTAGTGGACGCCTTTTTCCTTACCATGAATGTCAAGGTACTTAGGTGTGTCGAGTGCGTGTGTTTTTACTGCTCTTGTTTGAGCTTTCTTCTTAGCCATGATTTCTCCTTAGAGTAGGCGGTTATCGCTGTCCCTATCGGAACGAGGCGTGTTATCTTTGATTTCATCCACCCTTATTACTAGATCAATCGCAGAATCCTCAATGGGATTCTCTGACTTACCTTTTACTTTGCCGATAATAGTGATGACAAGGTCATCCCCAACATCGTACTGAGATAATCCCAATCCTTTATAGGCTGATCCGTCTATATGAAATGTAGACTTATGGCCAGTTCTATTAGGGAATGCGCTATCGTTTACTCCATCGCTCATTTCTCGACCTCATCTGTTCTTTTCTTATGTGCAACTCTAGCTTCGACTGCTTTCTTAATATCGCCACCGTAGTAACGAGCAGCTGCTGCTTTGTCTGAATCTAATACCTTAACTTTGATGCTAGTATCTTTCTTATCCACGAATCTAGTTCCTCCTTGGGGGGCTGAGCCACCTACATCCTGACGCTGTGCTGCGCCTTCTTTTAGTTGTCTGTTCTCTTCCATCACTTGATCGAAGTGCATAACTCTATGGGCATCTGCAATAGTCAAACCAGGTAGCTTCTGCTGTGCTCCTAGAATAGCTGTAGCTTCTTTTGCATAATCAAAGCCCTCACCAAACTTAGCTTGAGCTGCTTCAACAGCTTTATCGTGAGCTGCTGTATATACTGTATTGCTGATGGCCTGAAACTCTGGGCTATCAAGCATAGCTTGCTTAGCGTCCACAGCCGATTGGGCAATCTTACCCTCGTAATAGTCCTTCTGGCGTTTCTGATAACCCTCTGGGTCAGCATACATATCGCCAAACTCTGGTACTACTTCAGGAGCAGCTTCTTGTACAGGTTCTGGGTTGTAGTTGAACACATCTGCCAAGTCTTGGGGCTGATCTTGGTTCCGCATGGACTCCATTTCAGCCTTCATGTCAGACATCTGCTTCTCCATAGCTTCCATTTCTGTGCTCTTAACTGGTTCAGCAACTGCTTCAGCTTCCTTGGGAGCTTCTTCTACTTCTTGAGTCTCCTCGGGCTCAACTTCAGCTGCATCGTCACCACCAAGGGTTACTGTCTCTTCTTCTTGAAGTGATTGTGTTGCTTCTTCTGTATATTGTTCGTTCATATTAATTCTCCGGTTTGCGGTCTGGCCGTTTACTCTTATTCAGCCTATCTTCTATACCTTGCATCTCATTACGCAAAGCGTGTAGCCACCCGTACTGTTCTTTATATGCTTGAACCCTACCCTTTAGGATAAAGTTCTTATTTGTTTCGTTCTCAATCTCATGTGCATTCCTATATACTGATATAGGTTTAGTCACGTTCTCGTCAAACCAGCGAATAAACCTATGATCCTTAGCGAGTGATTCATACTCTTTAAGGAATTTTAGGGTGTCGCTGGCTCGTCTGGCATCCTTCTTAAACTGTTTGGCGTTCTCTTCGTCATCTAGTTTTATCTGGTCATCCAAGCTCATTTATACGTTTCCTCCGGTTGGGATTTGACTCTCAAGTTCCGCTAGATCCTGTGGGGTTAAACCCCCAGCTGCTAACGGAGCCGCACCACCCGACGGATCTGCTCGTTGTCCTGCTAATTCTGCTTCCTGCGCACTGGCTTCTTGGTCCAGAGCATTCTGATCTGAGATACCAGCTTGTCTACCGATCTCATTTTCAGCCTGAATCTCTGTATCAATAACCGACTTGGCCCCTGGTTGTGTGAGGAGAAGGAATTCACCATTGTCGTCATACAACTCTTCTGGGGGCATCTTAAGGACATCAGTCCAGAACTTACGGATGATGATATTAAAGAAGCTACGGTTCTCAGGCGTTGGTGGGAATGACTGCACCAACTGCAAGAATGATAAGATGTTTGAGTTTCTGACGTTCTCTAGCTCGATCTCACTAAATGTGGGAATAACAAAGTCGAAGTTCAGGGCTAAATCTTCCTGATTAACCTCTGCTCCACCAGTATCTGTGGTGACACCGATCTCTCCATCTTCATCTAGCTCACCTGTGATGTCAGTTGTGCCAAAGAACTCGAAGCCCATGCTCTCCCGCTCTGTCAATCTAACGAATGTAGGTCGTCTGAGCATCTGTTGGTTAAGCGAATGGGCCATAGTCCATAGGTCAGTCCACTCATTAGTAGCGAAAGTCTCTAAAGTCAGGCGTGTTCTGTCACCAGCTTGGGCTAACATCTGTGAGAACTGGGTTGCAGTCTGTTGTGGTCCAGCTTCTGACACACCCTGTACGGCTCTAGTTACGCCAGTGGTCTCACGAAGGTTGGCTTCCATGATAGCTTCGGCTCTCTGCCCCACGCTCGTAAGGTCAGGGAATACAACCTGTTTGATTGCCTTATTAACATCGCCATCTACGCTGATAACCCCACCTTGACTAATGCGAAGCTGCTCATCTTCAATGCCAGAATCGCTTGACACGATCCAGTTCTGCATCAAAGAGTACTTGGCGCTATCCAGTCCCAAGTTCCGCATGTCATTGATCTCATATTGGATCTTACGGATGGGTTGAATGAGTGACATACCCTCAAATTGGTTGGGTCTCTGGGTATATGAGCCTGAAATGTAGGGCTTCATACCATGCCAGAACGGGTTAAGGTCGGCACGAATGAGAATAGTACGGTCGAGGAGAACAAATAAACAGTTCTTCTCCTCGGTGCCGTCATCATTCAAATCACAGTGCATATAGCATGTGTGCATTTCGTGGACATTGCCCTCGGTATTTTCATTAGATGGTAGGTCTCCGACAAATACGCCAACCAGTTCTCTCTGGTCAATGAACTCATCGCTTAACTCGCCATCTCCAGCTCCTTCAACTTGGTCAAGCTTCTGGAAAATGGGTACGCCATCTGAATCTTTCTCTTCGGCCATAACCTTGAGTTCTTCATCCGTAATAAGTGATCTAACGTAGGTGAACCTTGCTCTCTGCATGTCACCATCGGGTGCCAGTGGGTCTACACCCACATCGAAATAGTCCAATACGTTGACATCCCAGCAGTCGTAGCTTGCAACTACCTTCTGCTTAGCTTCGACTTTCTTGAAACTGGGTTTAGCTATGCCACCCTCCTCGACGGCTCCCCGTTTGGGGTCTTCAGTCACAACTTCTGGGCGTGTGACGGTCCTATAATCTGTACGCCAGCATACTTCCGCAAACGCTTTGGGGTAGATACACTTGGCTCTCCAGTAATCTAGCATCTTGTTCTTGAGCTTAACTGGGCCTTTCTGCTGCATGTGTAATAATGCTTGAATCTTCTCCGCTCTGTCTTTGTCTTCTGGCCCCACACCCGCGAATGGGACTGGTATGGCCTCTGAGAAGATAGAGCGCATGGCCTTAGCCACAACAGTCTCAACAGTCATGAATGAGAACGGAACGAATATGTCCGAATCTCCGTCGTAATATCTCTTACTGCGGATAGAGTTGTAGTTCTTATACAGCTCCATTGCGATCTTGTCAGTAGCTTCGCGTGAGGTTTCAATGTCCTCAATACGTTGGATAATATCCTTCGTGATCTTATCTAGACGGCTACGTGACTTTATCTTGATTGCCATTAGCTTGAACGTCCCATCACCCGTAGGGTAACAATGGTGTCTGAGTTAGCTAAGGTTGAGAAAGTGAGGGTAGATGTGACAGCGTCATTGGCTGTGTCAGCTACGGCAGCGAGGAAATAATTAGTCTGATAAGCTGTACCACCATCCACCTTGATGGTGACAGCAGCATCCTGGTTATCCGTAGTTCCACCCGATCCATTAAACTTAGATTGGAATTCAATAAATATAAACGTAGGTGTGTTGACCTTTCCCAGCGATATAGCTTGGTCCGTAACGGTTCCATCGACGAAGTATTTGGATACATGGTTCTCCTCCGTATCCTGATCTAATGTAATATTCTCGTCAACTTGTCTATTGGTATATGCAGCGTCATCACCCATAAGGAGGGAGAGACTGGCCTTTAATTTGGTGGTTTGCGATAGTGCCATTAGAATTTATCCCATTCGTATTCTGCTGAGTCGTATGGTACTTCGTGCGACCCATCTTCTTCTGCTGGTTTGTGCGCAGATAGTAGTAGTCTATCAGATTTCCCCTTGGATTGCACACCCATTTGGTAATCCCACGGTCTCTTTATGAGAGGTTCCTCATCTGCACTAGGTTTTTTGCATATATGTACGGCATACCCTTGGTTGTCAATGAGGTCATCGTTGTTAGATAGTGGGAAATGTGCAGCTTGTTCAATCAGTATCTGATTGGTGCCAGTCAGGGTATCCACAGTCTGTCCTGCTTCAGCCACAATGACCAAATCCCCACATTCAAGGTGGGGTACAGCGCCACGAATCCGCATTTCCTTGTTGGTACTGGACTCTGGTTTCATCTCTTTCCAATGAATCTTGACAGAGAACTCTTCCTGTTTCTTCTTAAGCATGGTTATCATTAGCTTCTGGAATGCCACAGTTTCGATGTAGGCTGAGCCGTTATGGGATGGGCCAAGGTCAGATTGGACAGATACGTAGTGGTTATAAATAGTATCAATGATCTTATCTGGACCCTCCTTCACAGCCTTAGCTCTATATAGGTATTTCTTCCCATCTGGCGTTATGACGTATGGAGACATGGCTGTGTAATCTCCCTTCCTTGTTTGGCTCTCAGTGATAGCGGGATCTACTAGATAATACCAGCGATAGGGTACCCCCTTTAGCATATGGAGGAACTTCTCCTTATCTATAACGCCATACTTCTGGACATCGAAGGTCTGCTCCCCCTCTGGAACAGGGTGATTGCGATATTGGCAGTTACGACTTAGATACCCCCACACCACATAATTACCTGTTTTTGTGGTTAAAGCATACACTTTCTCATTCGATGTTTTGGTAATCGAAGTAACTTTGGGCTTCTCTAAAATGGCGTTACCCACTAGTGGCAGTATGGAGTTCACTATCTTATATGATCTAACTGGGTTGGTCTGGAGCATGAACCTACGTTTCTCACGCCAACCTCCAGTTATGTAGTAGGAAGTTCCAGCATCAGTATACGACCAATCATAATCATATTTAGTAAGTAACTCTTCGATCTTCTTGCAGACATCTGGGTTATGTTGCTTGGATTGAGCTATCCGCAATACCCCATTACCCTTGGCAGTGACTGAGCCCTCCCCATCAAACATGCCAGCTAACCATCCTGCATCTGCTGGGTCCATATCTGGAACGTAGGTGTCGAACATCTTGAGCATCTTGACACCTACCTTAGATGGTCGATACTCTGGTCTACCATCAGTATGGGATTGGTGCGGTGAAGCTCCAGTGAACCAGTGGTGGTCTGGGGTACAACGTAGTACGTCACTGTTATCTAGCACGACAGTCTGAACATCAGACATGCGAGAGTTAATCTCAGTAACCTCCGTTGGGACCATGCGCTTCCTATGGTATGTCTTGTCAGGATCTCCAAAACCATTCCCTTTTGTTGGGGAGTCCCACGACCACCCCATAACCATATCCCCTACCTTGACATCCTCGATACGTTTGGTAGTGAGGTCAGCCATGAGTATCGGTGCTTCTGCTGGGTTGCAGCTGAAAATGTAGGCTTTCTGCTCATCCATTAGGGTTTCTAGGAAGGCGTCATTCAGTCTGGAGGGGAAATAAAGTGGCTTATCGCCATCAAACTTTCCTCCACAGGAGCGGATATAGAAATGGTGAGACTTGCCGAGGTTCTTGAGGATGTAATTGTAAGGGTCGTCAAACGTCCATCGCGTGCCAAGGATAAAGTGAGGTGCTCCTGGATCGAGTAGTGACTTAGCTCGTCGAATATGATTGATAACTTTTTCAATCTGTTCGAAAGTTCCAACGTTTTGATCTGAGACATAGTCATCTCCTATAATAAGGTCATAGTGCATCCCGGGTAAACTCTTTGACACTCCAGATGTCATAAAGGTGGCTTCTTTTAAACCAGTCCTAGTCCTAGTATTCAGCAACAGCATACTGTTGTTCCACTTATCTTGGTTATCCTGCTTACCATATAAGGCTATAAGCTTCTGGTTAGCCTCAAATTGGTCCCGTATATCCCCTAAGAAAATCTCAGCCTTGGTCACAGTCTCACTGTCAATTAGTATCCTTATATTAGGGTACTTCAACCCCAACCAAACAGACAGGCACTGATTCCAAACTGTAGACTTAAATGTTCCGCGGGGGCTTAGGCACAAGTAATGGATCTTTTCTCCAATACTAGGTGTGTGACCCTCCATGAAGTACTTACGGAAGGTCTCTGCCAAATGCTCTGCTACAGAACACATCTCTTGATGGGGCTGTAGTACTAGATCCCTATCCAAAACATCTACACAGAACTCGAAAAAATGCCCGTCTTGGAGATACCACGCTGCCTTGGCTACTAGCTTTTCAGCTTTATTGTCCTCTTCCATAAAACTCCGAATAAAAAAAATCTAGTTCCCACAGAGGAGAACTAGATTAATATCTTATGTTTG